CTCCATTCATTGGAGGTGCGGCGGGTACACGACGACTACTTCACCATGCACTCGAACGGGCGCTGTCTCGGGTTCGATGGCATGATGTTCGAGCAACTGCACGAGGCGATCAAGGCGGTCCTCAGCGGTAACTATGACGTGGCATCCACCGAGACGTTTGATCGGCTGGAACTCGAGAAGCAGCGCGCCAAGACACTGATGGAGTCACATCCCTCGGTAAGGAAGCCTATCCCAATCACTCCGAGCTTAGACGACCTATGACCCCTCGCTATGCTATGTTCGTGGACTACGACAACATCCCCCTCTACCTCGAGATGGGATGGATGGCGCCGGAGCCGATCTGCTTCGATCACCATCACTTCTATGGCATAATCATGTTCTGGTTATGTGACTGCAAACCCCCGTACCTAAGGAGAAGATAATGAATGAAGCTCTCAGCGCTATGATCCTCTCGCTTCTGGAAAGCGCCCAGAAGCACATCGCCGACGCGGGTATAGTCCGGAACGGGCGCAGCCCCGATTCGGTCTGGATCGCGAACATGGTTACAGCGCAAATGCTGAACGCAACAGCGGCCGCACTGTCCGCAGGAAGGGATTCACTAAGATGAGTCGAGCTACCACACCAAGCGCGGGCTTCAACTCGAAGCTCCAAGACCTATTCCGTGCAGGGGCGAGTGCGGTAATCCGCATCCCTTGCGGGACGAAACAAGAGGCGATCCGCTGCCGAGCACAAATGCATCGGCTTCGCCTAGCAATGCGGAAGGAGAACCATTCCCTTTGGGAACAAATGTACGCCGCGGAGGTAAGGATCGACCCCGCGGACCCCACGGTACTGATAGTCCAGCCTAGGAACTATCAGTTCGCGGAAGCAATCCATAAGGCACTCGGAAAAGAATTTACTCCTCTAACAACCAAAACAGAGGAAGACTTTCTAAAAAGCCTAATGGAAGCCAAAGAAAACCCTTGATCCGTCTGCGCATTTGGGGCGATAATCATCCCGGTTATCGCCCCTTTTCCCGTGTTCTCATCCCATGACCAAGCGCACAGCAGAGCCCCACGTTTCCCAGAAGGTCAGCCTACCAGCGACTTTAGTGGCGCGGTTTGACCGTTTTCATTGGAATCCCGTGCTGAACAAACCTCAGTACGGAGCGATCTCCAAGGTTATCACTGACCTCCTCAGTGATTACGTCAACCGTATGGAAGGAAAGGAAGATGTCAAATGTGATGGATGAGTTCGCTCATCTGAACGACTGCACCCCCGTGCAACTATTCGAACGCCGATCCACTCTCATCGGGCAAGCCCCTGATGGGAATTTTAAGCTTCTTAGTGATGATGCTCTGCGCGAGCTAGTCGCGATAGCACGAATCCTTCGCAAGAAGGTCTCCCCCGCAGCGACAAGAGTCGCTGCGTCCCGCAAACCCCTAGTCCCCACACTGGACAGCCTATGACCCCTGAAGCCATCCTCCCCGCACACGTTGACTCGACCATGATTAACTGCCTCAGGTCGTGTCAACAGAAGTTCAAAAACGAATACATCCTCGGACTGAAGCCCGCGGATCTCTCCATTGATCTCCACGCCGGCGCGGTATTCAGCGCCACCCTTGAAACCTTCTACAAATCGGTATTCCTCGATGACGCAGACACCAATACTGCTCTCGGACGAGCATACGCAACCTTCACCGCCGAATGGGGTGATTTTGTCATTAGAAAGGAAAAGCATCCAAAAACTCCTGAAAACATGTGGGCAGCCGTTGAAGACTACGTGCGAACATATCCTCCTCGACTTGATAGCGTTCAACCGTATTTCCTCGGAGACAACCCGACATTTGAATTCACTTTCGCAATCCCACTGGATTTCCCTAACTGGCCACGGCACCCTTCTAGCGGTGATCCCTTTATCTACACTGGTCGATTCGATCTGCTCGGAAAGAAGGATGACCGGCCTGTCATTCGAGATGAAAAAACTGCTCAACGTCTGGAGCACAATTGGGCAGAGAAGTGGGATTTACGGTCGCAATTCTTGGGCTATTGCTGGGCCCTCCAGCATAACGGAATACCTTGCAACACTGTCGTGGTTCGGGGGGTTATCATCACACTCACCACCGTGCGACAGGTGGAAGCAATTAAGCTTTATCCTCAGTTTCTCATCGACCGATGGTTCGGCCAGCTCCGCCGAGATTTAGAACATCTGGTCGATGCTTGGGAGTCCGGCTACTTCGATTACAACTTGGGAGATACCTGTACCGCGTACTCCCACTGTCCCTACATCCCACTCTGCACCTCCCCGCGCCCGGAAAATTGGTATGACAGCTATGAGGTCCGGCGATGGAACCCACTAAACCGCAATCCTACTGCGCCAACTGCACCTTCTGGCAATGGAACGGGATCGGCCCCGAACCGCTTGTCGCTAAGTGCACTCACTCGTTCTGGTCCTGCGAACAAGACAGCAGGTTCCGCTGCTACTACTTCACCCCTCGTCAACCGATAATGGATTGGCCACATGTCGAATCAGACCGAAGAGCTTGGACCGAAGCCCTTACAGCCCCCCTGCTCCCTTCTGATGGGACCAGCGGGGTCGGGCAAAACAACCTCAATCGCAACATATGCGAAGATGGGGATAGAGTGTTTCGTGGTTATTACGGAACCGACGGGAGCAGACTCACTCCTAGATGCGTGGGAGAGGGAACACCTGGACCCCGGACTCCTACACTACAGCGTGATCCCTCCCTCGACGGTGGGGTGGTCGGCCCTCCGCGAGATGGGAGTGAAGATCAATAACATGTCCTACAAAGACCTAGCCGAGATCCGAAGTGGCATCGGCAAGGAGCACATGAAACAGTGGGACAAACTCATGCGCAACATGGAGAACTTCCACGATGACCGAACGGGAGAAACCTACGGGGACGCGACTACCCTTGGTCCCAATTGCGCTCTTATCTTGGATTCTCTTTCTGGGTTTAGCCTTATTGCTTTACAGAATGCCGTGGGATATAAGCCTAGCCCTCATCAAGGCGAGTGGGGGGCTGCGATGTCTCAGGTGGAGAACGTAATCAATAAGCTCACCTCAGACTGCAACTGTTTCTTCACCATGACCGCACATATAGAGAGGGAGCCAGATGAAATTAGTGGAATGTCAAAAGTTACAGTATCTACTCTTGGCAAGAAGCTACCACCTAAAATACCTCGATTCTTTAGCGAGGTTGTTAGAACACGAAAGGACAGCACTGGCAAGTTCCTATGGGCAACTATTGACTCTGAGGCTGATCTCAAAAACCGCGCCCTCAAGTCCAGTGCGAACTTGCCCCAAGACTTTGGCCCGATCGTCGAGGCGTACCGCCGCCGAGTCGAGCAAGGGCAGACGAGGTAAATTAACCGCCAGAACAGGAGAACCCTAATGGCATTCGACGCAGAGAAGTTCCTCAACCAGACGATCAACACCCCACTCTCCACCGCGACCACCCCCTGCCCCGAAGGGGAATACAAAGCCTTCGTAGACGACGGCGACAATGCCATCTCGTTTCAAGAAGGCGGCCAAGACCGCAATGGTAACGATCTTTCCCCCCGCATGAAGGTTAACTTCGTCATCATGGGGGACCAGATTCCGAACCAGCAGCTCAAGAGGGACAAGGTAATCGTGACTCAGACCATGTGGCTGGACGTGGACGGGGACACGATCGACCTGAGCGAAGGAAAGAACGTCGGTTTGGGACGATTACGTAAAGCGCTCGGTCAGAACGACGGGGCGTGGAACCCCCTGATGATGAAGGGCAAAGGCCCCGTCATGATTAAGGTGGGCCAGCGTTCCGACAAGAACGACCCCACTCAGAAGTACGCGGAAGTGACCCGCGTGACTGCTATCTCTTAGGTCCAAGGCTTCGACTTAACCCTACCTACCCCTAGTCGGAAGTCGTGACCTGAGCCCCGCCGGGACGCACACCCCAAGTCGACCCCCCAGTTCCCGGCGGGGACCTTTTGGAGAACCCCATGCATATCATCAAGAGAT